CGAACGTTTTCACGTTGCCGCGCGCATTCACCTTGGCGAGGCCAGCATTGTTTTTCGTGACGTTGTCCGCGATCTTGCGCGAACGCTGCTGAATCGTCGTCGCGACGATGTCAGTTACATTTGGGAGGCTCATGATGAAGTCCTAAACAGAGGAGGGTTGAAGGTCGTACTCTTCTCGGGGGTCGTTACTGATCCCGTCGCCCTAAAGGGGGCTACCTGCCTGTGTTGGAGAACGCATGCTCGAGGGCTGACCGGATTGAATCGCCCGGTTGCGGGGTCACGGTAGATGCCTCGTTGCTGCCGGGAACACTAACTGCGGCCCGACGTGCATTGTTGGCGATCCGTTGTGACTGCTGGGCGGTTGAAGCGGCTTTCCTCGACTCTAGCACTCTACGGACTGGCTCTACCAGTAGTGTAGCACGCTCGTAGGCGGCTGTCAAGTCCAGTACTTGCCCATTACGAGAGGCAACTTCGATCAAATCGGCCATCACCGGCGCGACATCATCATAGAACTCGTGTTTCGGGTCTGCCGCAAACGCTTGAAGTTCCAACTCAGCCGCACGGATGCCAGCGTACTGCTGCTGCTGGGTTTGCTGGTTGAAATACTGTTGAATCGGAGCGAGGCGCTGATCAACCGCGCGTTGGATCAAGTCCTCCGGGGCCAACTGTGGCTGCTCACCAACAAGAGCATCGTCCAAGGCCTTCAAGTCAACGTCGAAGTTTCTGATGATTTCAGCAACAACGCGGACACGATCCGCCTTCGTCCCACGCAACTGTGCAGCCGTCTGCATCAAGTTTTGGACCGCACGAATGGGAGTACTGTTTTCAGCAGCAATAAACCCCATGTAGGGTTGAATGACCTGTTGAAATTCTCCGACAAACTGACGCGCCTGATGCGATTCCGTCATTGCGCGACTGGTTTCCTTGTCACGCTTCCAAACTTGCTCGCGGACAGCCTGAGGAATAGTGTTCCAGTGTTCACGAGCCTCCGGAGTCCATGTACCAGGAGGTTTGGCGAGATAATCGTTCGGCCCCGAAGCCTGCGCAGGGGCTGGGGCAGTCTCTGCGGGGGGCTCACCCGACTGCTCCGAGGGGGCGCCGTGGGGCGCCGTGGGGGTGCCGCTGGGCTCGTCAGATGCCGAGGCTGTATGGGTAGCCTCGGACCCCGACACTTCAGAGGTATTAGGAGCCTCAGAGGGCGCATCAGCCTTTGTTTCAGATTCTTCAACGGCTTCCATGGCGGTACCGATGGTGTCACGCAGAGTCATTTCTTCAGCCATGATTGTTCCTTGCGGTGGTGGGTTTCGGTTTGGCCTTGGCTTCGGCCTTACTTTGTGCTATTTTGTTTTCAGAAATAGCCGAGGCAGTGGCCAGTTTTTGTTCGGAAGCCATTGCCTCGTGTCTCAGTTTCTGTTCGGCACTTGCTTCGGCAACCTCCATGTCGAGTTGCGCCTTTTCTTGCTCCATGCCAAGTTCCATGCGCATCTTCTGGAGTTCCATTTCCATCTTCTGGAGTTCCATTTCCATCTTCAGCTGCATCATCTGGAACTCCATCTGCATCTTTTGCTGGTCCAAGTGCATCTGTTGGGCCTGGGCCTGCTGCTCCATTTGTTGATCTTGTTGTTTCATTTGCTGATCAACTTGCTTGGATTGCATGTCCATCTGATGCTTCTCTTGCGCCATCTGCATTTCCATCTTCGTCTTCTCGACTTCCGGATCAGGCGGCGGCGGTTCCGGGGGTTTCTTGGCATTGGCTTCCATAGCAGCAACCGCGTCGTCAAGCACTCCTTCAATGGTACGACCAACGCGGAAGCCTGCAGCGGCCCAAGCCATCATCTTCATGAGGTACGGACCCATAGTGGGGTCCTGCTGAACCAACGGAGTAGCCGCAGTCAGCATTTCTGCTATCGCACGCACATATGCCATGCGCGCGTCGCGTTCCGAATTGAACTCCGGAATCGCCATCGTGTCGGGCATTACCGTGATACGCCACAAAACCAAATCATCCTGCAGTAGCTTAACCGCTTCAGGCGCGATATCTCCGTCAGGGGTGTACTGAATGTTCGAACGACTCAGAATGGTTTCCGGTTGATACTTCGTTCGAACAATTTCAGCTTTGATGCCCATTGCCTCCTCGACAAACCTTGCTAGGGTCATCTGGCGATCTTGGATGCGCACCGCACCATATTGCGCCTTGAGTTCCTGGGCTCCGAGAGTTTCCGAGGCCTTTGTGGCGCCCCGCATGATATCAGAAATGCCCGTCAGTTCGTAAATTTGGGCGATGAGTTCTTGGCGATAACTGCGAAGGGCTTCAATAGCCTTCACAATCATTTCGAGCGGAATCCAGTCGATGGCACCCTTGAACCCGCCCTTCTCGGCGAATTCCCGGAAACTCGTCATCGGAATGATTGTGCTTTGAATCATTTCCGTGAAGATGCGCTTGACCTCCTCGTTTGCCCCGTCGTAAACGCCGACAACCTTGACCGCACGCTGAAGAACCACAATGCGATTGTTGAGCAGGTCGAGTTCCTGATACTGGTCTTGAACCATCAGGTAATCGGCACGCGGCAGCATGTCGCTCGACGAATGAAGCGACATCAACGGTTTGGGACACGGGAAGAAGTTCAGAAGTTTCAACGGGTCGTCGCGACAATCAATGCAATTGTCAACACCCTTAGAAACCCAGTACACCTTTCGCGAAATTTTGTCCCACAACTCGAAAACTTCGGCGTAACGCACGATGTTTTGGTTGATCGAATCGTAGTCGGGTTCCGACTTGTCCGCGCTGCCCGTGACCGCTGCTTCGGTGTACTTGAGTTCTCCGGCCTTTTCTTTGCCGAAACGCTTCTCCGCATCGGCCTTCGTGAATTTCAGACGACGGGCAACCCAGCGGACTTGCTTCCAGGTGCGGGCCGGAGAGAATAGAAAATCCTTCCAATAAACATAGTCAGAAATTACTTCCTCGTTCACGAGGCGGTCGTAAGTGGTCGCCTGGGTCAAAACAGCACCTGTGACGGGATCTGTGACCTCCGCCATTTGCTCTTGGACAATCGTGGGCTCGTAACGGAACCAAATATTGCCGATGCCCGGCAGAAGCCAGTCTTGAACCACTTGTTTGAGTGCGCAATCAAACTCATCAAACTTCCGGACCAGAATACACCGCTCCAGCATAATCGCGCCAACTCGCGCAACATCGTCGTCCGCGTCTCTGAATTCCCGCTCGACCGTCACTTCGGGAATCTTGGCGTAGATGGTGCTCTTGAGAATCTCTGTGTTCGTCGAAAACAGATTGTAACGATGAAGAACTTCTTCACCGGGCTCACGAATGTCCAGAAAACGCTTGACGACCTGATCGCCGGTTATCCAGAACTTCTCCAGGTGTTTTTCGGACGCTACGATTTCACGTAGCCACGGAAGGGCCGGTTGTGGCCTCTGACGCATCGATTCCTCACGTTCTTGAATCGATTCATTGGCAAGAGTCTCGTCGATGCTCATTTTATTTCCTTCGGCCACGTTGAGGGGTCGTTGACTTCCATTCTTTCCACCTCGGCTATTTGCCGAGCACGCATTTCTTCCGGCGTTTCAGGCCTTTTCAGCCTTTCTCGGAGCATTTTGACTATTGCTCGAGGCAAGTCATTGCTCGCCATCAACGACGCTGGTAAAAGAGGACCCGGAACCATTACAATGCGGTCCCTCATCCTGTTTCGAAGGCCTTGAAGAATGGCAAGAGTTTTCTCGTCCATTTCTAGGCCCTTGAGATATAGCCGCTAGACTGTACTTGGCATTGCCAAGCATCGTTCATGGTGAACTCGCCGAGTTCTCGGATTGCTCCGAACTGTCTCTCGGCTACTTGTGGTTTTGGTGGTGTATAAGGTCGCGCCATGCAACCATATCGGAGCGCATCCGCCGCGTGGTCTTCAGCATCGGTGTCGATGTCGTCCAACTTGTTTGGGTCCATCGGTAGTACCGGAAGAGTACGTATGAGATGAACGCAGCAATCCATAATGTAGAGCATCGGTACACCGTCTTCTCCCTTCAAGCGCTTGCGCACTTGGTCCCACCCGGCTAAGGCTCCTTCTCCGGCAGTCCGTCGATTGTCGGCTCGTACGAACCAAGCCCCCCCTCGAGCGAGTTCCTCTGCAATAGACGGTCCACCATTCGTCGCAAACGTGCTCGGGTCGACTTTGTTGAGTCCCCCATTTGCTTTGATAAATTTTGCGTCGCTGCTTTCTCGCGCAGCAATCTTCCGACCGACTTCTTCCGCATATTCTCGAGCCCCTTCATTGGGTGTTCCATTCCACCCGTAGAGTTCACGATATATGATCAATGCCCCACGGGGCGGGTAAAAAGTCATTCCAGGGAATTTCCCGCCGTCCGCCACAACAAACCAGTATACGGCATATGGTTTCGAGGACCCCCAGTCCATTGCTCGATACCGCACAGTTAAATGTGGAGGTACTTCAACGGTCGGAATAACATGCTTCGCACGGTCCCATTCGCGAAAATACTGCCCAACGGTTACATCCCAATCGCCGTCGAGCCACGCACGCACCAATTCATCGCTTCCTGAGGCCCGAATCATTTCAATGTAACCCGGGTCATTTTCCATCAGGTGCGGATTATCCGTCAACCGGGCGGGTATATAGACCGAATAAGTTTTTCCGTGGTCTTTCGAAAACGGTGTGCTCGAAGGCGCGGGGTCAATAAACCGCGCCTTCACCCATGAATGGCCTACTCCGCCTGGGTTAGCAGTTGCTTTGAATTGGCAAGGGACCCCGAACGCGCTCCGAAGTGTTGCCGCGAGTTTCTTGATGGGCGCTTCGTGAGGGAAGTTGCCGATTTCTTCGACGTAGACCCGTGTATAAGCGTGTCCTTGGTATTTTCCAGCGTCCGCGTCGTTCTCGAGATAACGACAACGCAGAATCGCACCGTCAGGAGACTTGAAATGCTTCTTCGACTCGTGCCAGACATGCCCCGCTGCTTCCAAGACGTCCTTCGCTGTTTCAATGAAGTCGTCTAGTTCGGTCAGCGACCGTCTTACAACCAGTCCGCGACTATTTTTCTTGAACGCGTCGGAATGAATCAGCCAGTCAAGAATGACCGCATAACTCTTCCCACCCCCGCGAGCACCTCCGAAGAGCGTGAATTTCGCCGGAGACTGGATGAACGCCGCCTGAAGGGGCGTTGGAACCAGTTTGATAGGTTCCGCTAAGTTATCCAATCAACCCTCGCTTCTTTAGAATCGCCTCTTCCTCTTCTGTAATGGGCCGGAACTCGTCTTCTCGGAATGTCAAGAATGTGTGCTGGCCCAAGAGAACCACTCGCCATTGAGGAGTCCCGTCTTTTGCGTGTTGCGCGGGGTGGTCAAGTGTTCCACAGCGGTCTTTGTAGCCCAAAGTGGTCAAGACAACTCGGTCGCCACGCTTCATCAAGACGCTCCATTCTCAATGATGACCGGCTTTACACCTT